AGAAAGAAGAATAGGAGAAAGAATGTTCCATAGAATAATAGGCGGGAGATGACGCATGAAAATCTATATCGCCAGATACACTACGGATGACCACTGCGATGTGATGGCTTACTCATCTATGAAAGCAATGCGAAAGGACATTGCCGACTTCCAAGATGTCGACCACGATGCCGATTTCTCGCGGGCGGAAGTCGACAGCTATGTGACAGAGGTCCACCCCACAAGGCGGGGCATCATCGAATTTTTTAACAGGGAGGCGTGGCACAACCAATGAGACAGGCGCCCTTCGGAGCCATTAGTAGGTTGCAATTAGAGAGGAATCGATGAAGCTAAAACCGTGCAAAAAAGAAGAAGAAGAATAGCGGAGGGCAAAAGAAAACCCGGCCCGGGTCTCCTCGGGTCGGGTTTTTCTTTACTCTACTCTACTCGCTAGTTAATTTGTTTCTCCCAGTTCCGGTCGTTTTGCTTCGAGACGCTCCAAACAATCTTTTCGGGTCATGCCGTTTCGCACCAAGATTCGGTCAGTGCTGATCCCGGGTATTCCGGTCTCAATCGCGCACCACCCAAACCGCTCCTGCACCACGATCTCTGGTGCTTTCTTGACAACCCACTCAGCTGTTTGATGCCCAGACAGGTTATCTACCCAGCAGGCGTCCTTTCGTTTCTTCAGTTTGATCACTCTTCTTTCTCCTTTGGGTCGTCAATGATTTTCTCTTCGACCGCTCCTAGGGCATCTGTCAACGACTCCCCCTGCTGCAATGCAGTCACGATCTCCCTGAGATCATTGAGCTCTCGGTTCACCCTTTTCAACTCTGCGTTGACTTTCTTGAGCTGCCACTCAGCATCGTTAAAGCTCACAATAATCCCCTCCTCTCTTGCTTGGTATTGTTCATTACTCTCGGCCCTTCCATGCGCTGGCGCACACGCTGCACCAGTACTCGTGTCGCCTCTTCATCTCGAAAAGCACAACACTCTCTGCCTCGCAGTTATCGCATGTTCCGGTAGCCTCGTAATCCGGACCCTCCCACGCGTAATTCCTGTCCTCTGGCAACATACTGCTATGCGCATCCTGATGGCCTCGGGACAAACTCTCGAGCAAGTCCCAATACTCTTCGTTCGTACGTGAATGCTCTCGAGCCCACTTGTATCGTTCCAATAGGTCCATTCTTCTTTCTCCTTTGAGGGATCTGCCTCATCAGCGCCCGGGGATCAATCCGGGTCGGACACCCCCCCTCCTCGGGGGGCGTTTCGGCTAACAGTAGTAAGGAGTCTCGGTGGGGCTGTTTTCAGCAGGGGAGTCTTCAATGAAAGCCCTTACCCTCTCGTCACCCCAAATTCCTCCTGGAATCAAATAAGCATCATCTCCGTTTCCGGCTGGGTCTCGACCATCGTGATCACCCAACCCGCACTGGTTCGTTAATGGTCCATAGGCTTGATCAAGCCAGTCAGCTGGGGTGCCAAGAATATCCTCGACGTTGTAATCGCCCCGCTTAAATCGTTTGTTGAGCTCCTCCAACTCTTCGTCGGAAGTTTCCCGCTCTTGTCGGTACACCCACTCGTAGTAGTCGTACCACCATCCTCCCTCCTCGGGTCCACCGTAGGCACGTCCAATTATGTACACGTTCAAATAGCTCATTCTTCTTTCTCCTTTAGTTTTTGGTTGGTTAACCACCGCGTCCGGAGACGCGGTGGCTCGGGTGGTACTTAGCCGCTCCAAGGCTCGTCGGTCCAGCGGTAAGCCATGCAATGGTACGCGGGTCCGGGGCGGAAGATATCAAACTTATAAGTCCAACCACTGGTTATGCGGTCCCAACGAGTCCCCATTCGATAGTATCGCGGTATTTCGCTTACCATCGCGCAGGTCACGCTCACTATATTGTTCGGCTCAACGTAGAACTCATGAAGCTGCACGTCGGTGCAACATTCATGCTCGCGTAACAACTCGATGAATGTGTCGGCGTCGTTCTCCAATTCTATAACGGGTAAGCGTCCCGCTACGTGACCAGTACACACGTCGTCGCGTGGGGTGTACAAAATTCCCCACTCGTCCGGGTCATGTTCCGGCCAGAATCCATCTCGCAAGATGTATGAAATACCATCGTTAAGGTCATTCATTCTTTCTTTCTCCTTTGGTTACTTAAATGCGGTTATCCATTCTTCCTGCTCCGCAGGATCAAGAGCCTCAGCCGCCCACTCTAAGTTTTGCTTCGCAAGTAAGTGGCTTAAATCATCCATATACTCTTGTTCCCGCTGTTCATCTTTCTTATCCATCTTTCTTTCTCCTTTTTCGGGTTAATCCCCGGGGCGCGGCGCGCCCCGTACGTTTACGCTACGCCCCAAAAACCCGAAAGTAAAGGAGCCCGGGGAGCCCGGTGAAGGCTAGGATTATTAGCTATATGTTCCTGTGGAAAAGAAAAAAAATTTTATTTTTTTCAACAGAATTGAGTAATAACTTGAGAAAAGTAATAGAAACGAGCTGTGAGTCTCTAGGATAGAGGTTCTTGGGTCTTGGAAGGAAGTAATAGAAAACGTATGAGTTATTAGTTATAATAGAGAAAAGTAGAAAGAGAGGCCGTGAGCGAACTTTTTCTTTTTCATAAAAAAGATTCAGATCTAAAATATACTTCACACCTCGTAGGAGTCTCGGATCCACTGGATGAAAGAGCTGAAGTACACACCAATGGTGCCTGCCGACGACGGCAACGGGTATCTCGACCCGGATGGTAAGAGGTGGCAGGAACTCAACCCGAAGCAGAAGAAGTTCGTTCGGGAGTACATCAAGGGAGCAAATGCTACAGAAGCAGCGGTAAAAGCAGGCTACACGAAGAACCGCAACGCTGCCAAGCGACAGGGAAGTGTGTTACTGAACCACAACCCGCTCATCCGAAACTACCTCATAGACCAGGAAATCAAGGAGCAGGAGAGAGAAAGAGTTTCTATAGAATCTCATCTCTCTGCACTCCATGATTTGAGGGAGGAGGCGAGGGACCAAGGGCAGTTGAACGCAGCCATCACGGCCGAGATCCACCGGGGCAAGGTGGGTGGACTCTACATAGACCGACGGGAGGTGTTGACCGCCCGGATAGACGGGATGTCAAAGGACCAGCTGATTGATCGACTGAGCGACTTGATCAGCAAGCGGACACCGAAGGTGGTGAACATGGAGCAGCATGCGGGGATCACTCTAGTCGATGAGTCTTGATCTAGCTCTACTCAACTCTAGGCCCCTCAATCCGGGTGAGGGTCTTTCTTTCGATGAGCTCGATGAGGCGCATCAATTCTTGCTCCGTCAGCGTGAGATCCTTCCCACTCTAGGCGTTGAGCTCAGTCTCAAATCTATCCAATTCGCTAATCGAGCATCGTATCTAGTCACTCGTATCGAGTGATCACTCTACTCTATCGCTCTACTCTATCGCTCTACTCTATCGCTCTACTCTATCGCTCTACTCTATCGCTCTACTCTATCGGTCGATCGGTTATTCGTTCTACTCTACTCAGCTCTACTCTACTCTACTCTACTCTACTCTACTCTACTCTACTCTACTCGATCAGTCACTCGTGGGGCTCGTGTGGTGGGTCGGTTCGGTGGGTCGGTTCGGTGGGTCGGTGGGTCGGGTGATCATTCAAACGCTCCCCACAATGCCGCGCCGCCGATAGCGACCGCCACCAGATGCACCGCCGACAATGCGAGAAGCGCGCCCGAAAACAGACACGGGGCCACCCAAAACTGCGAAAGCGAGAACGTCGTAGCGACCGCTGCCGCGCCAGCCGCACTTGCGAGCAACACCAACAACAAAAATTTAACCATTTTGGATTTTTCCTTTCTTCTCTTTTTGGGACCGGGGGCGCCCTTGCGGCCCCCGGTAGGTAGGTAGGTAGGTAGGTAGGTAGGCACCTACCCGCTACGTCGTAGAACTCCCACAGCGTTGGCGATACGCCAAACCCGCACACCTGTTCTGTTGCCCTCGGTTACCACGCGGTGCTCAAACCGTGCGTGTGGCTCAATACGCTTTTCGTTGCGTAGGTACGTGAGCCTTGTCCTAATTGACTTCATCTTGCTTTCCTGCGCCGCCTTGAATGGCCCCGTCGGCACGAAGAACGAATCACCGACCTCCATGTCGGTAAGCGGGTATTTTGACGTGCGCTTGCGGCGCGGGCGTGGCGGGATGGGTAGGTTCTTGTCAATCTTGAATGGCATGCTTTCGCTCCGTTTAGGTAGTGGGGGCCGCAAGCGGCCCCCGTTGGGTTGGTTTACTTGGTGACCCTGAACACTGGGTAAAAGTCCGAGGTCAGGCCCTCGGCACGCTTGAACGCGGCCCACTTGGTGGCGTTAATGTACTTGGTCCAAGGGGCCAGGCCAAGCAGCGGCGCGGCGTAGTGACCGATCACGTCGTTGGTCTGTGACTTCGCGTACGGCTTGATTGCGGTAGCGTCCACGTCCTCAAGTACGTCGGCGTCACACTCAAACGCACCGTTACCGGCGACAATGCGCTCGGCGAAGCCAGTGATGATGCGCTGAACCTGCACACGCGCCACGTCGTAGAAGCCATCCCGGAACTCAGGATCGAAGTCCACGCTACCATCGAAGGCTGACGTACCTGCCTTCGTAGCGGCAGGCGTCTTGCTAGCCATGCGTGCCGCGATGGACTCAGCAAGCGTAGGTTCTGGCTTAACGCCAGCACGTGCGTCAATGGCTGCGGCCGCTTCGGCTGCGGTCTGGGTTGTGGCCTTATTGGCCTTAGTTGCCTTGCTCATACTTTCTTCTCTCAAGAGTTGACCCCGTAGGTGGGGTCTGTGTGGGCTGCTTTATTGCCTCCCACGAAGAACATCATACCATCCTGGCCGAGTAGGTCAACAGGTAACTAGCTAAATAGTGAAAATATTTAACTAGTTAGCCAGGCTGTCCATCATCCATCTTGGCACAGTCCTTGCTAGGTGACCTAGCTAGTTAGCTAAGCAAGGTCCGTGCCAACTTTGGCCTTGGGCTAGTTGGCATGGTCCTTGCAGGGGTATACCCCTAGCACTTTTCCCGCCCTCCCCTGCCCCATTGCACCTTAGTCCCTGCCTCTTAATTCCCTATAGTTTTGCGTAGGTTCCCTAGCCGAAAATATTTCGCGCAAAATTTTTTTGCAAAAATTTTTTGGTATAGGATTGCGGGATGCCGAATCTTGTAGAGAGACCCTCTGCCGAGGTCAGTGAGCTCCGCACCGCACAGATATTCGCTTTGGAGAAGGCGTTATTGTCTTTACCCGAGGCGGTCCGAGGCGAGGAGCCGATGGTTACGCATCATTTCTCGGATGGAGTATATGTTCGTGCGTTTTATATGCCGAGGGGTATGGTTCTCACGGGGCAGATTCATCGTGAGGGTTGTGTCACTATTGTGAAGGGGCATGTCCGCACGGTGACCACGGTGCAGGAGGAGGATGTAGTTGAGATTTATCAGGACTTTGCTATATTCAGTACTCCCCCGGGCATGAAGCGAGCGGTGTACGCATTGGAGGATACGGTGTGGATGACGGTCCACCCGAATCCGAGTAATGAGCGCGACCCAGAGAAGTTATGGGAGCGATTTGTTGCAGACGGATACGAGGAGAATTAGGTATGGCCTTTCTCAAGACGGCTATTATACTAACTGCGGGACAGGTAGCGAGCAGCGCTATTTCTTCGAGGTCGGCAAATAAGCGAGCGAAGAAGGCGCAGGAAGCGAGCGAAGAAGCAGCGCGGAAACAAGCATTGATTGATGGTTCTGCTCCTTCGATTTCGAGCGCTCAGCAGATATCGGAAGCCGCGCAGCTGCTTGCCGGGAGTGAGGTTGGACAGGGGCTTCAGGGTATGGCGTACGAGGACCCGGAGGGCCGTGATTTAGAGGAGTTGATTCAGGACCCTGCGGTGCAGGAGCAGTTATTCGAGCAGTATGGGCCATCTCCGGAGTTGGAGGCGTTGTTGGAGGCGAGCTCAGGTTTGATAGATGATGGGGCTTTGGCAGGGATGTCGTTGGGAGTAATGGCGGCGGCACGAGGTGGCGCGGTAGGTCGCCCGAAGGATGTATATTATTTTTCGGTGCCGAATATTCAGAGGATGCTGGGGGATCCTGACCCGGGAATCCAGAATGTTGGGCAGCAGATGATGGGGCAGATTCAGGCGAATCCTGAGCAGGGGATGGTGCAGGCGAGCCCTCAGCAGTTACAGATGATGGCGCGAGGTGGAATGGTCCGTCCTCGCCGGTACGATGCGGGTGGTCAGGTGATTCCGGCGGACCCGGATTACGCGAGCGGTGGCCCTCAGTTGTTGGATTCGACGCAGGACGCGGCAGCGATCGAGTTGTATTTGGAGCATTACCTTGCGTTGCAGGATGGGTTGATTACGCGGGATGCTTTTGATGAGCGCACGGCGCAGTTTTCTCCAGAGGAACGAGCGGCGGCACACCAGTTGTTGACGATGCGAGAAACGGGGCTTTCTCCTGAAGAGATTGTGGAAGAGATTGCACCGCGATAATGCCGAATGTTCTGGATGAGTTACGGAAGGTAGATCTCTCTTATCTTTCGCGAGACGAAGCGAAAGAGTTCACGGTTCTTTTAGAGGAGCTGGAAAAGCGCGAGTTTCAGGAGCGGTCGGCTGGTAACTTTCTTGAGTTTGTAAAAACGATTTGGCCCGAGTTTATTGAGGGCGATCATCACCGCAAGATGGCGGATGCATTTGATCGTATTGCCGAGGGTAAGCTCAAGCGGTTAATTGTGAATATGCCTCCCCGGCATACGAAGAGTGAGTTTGCTTCTCACTTGTTTCCTGCTTATTTGTTAGGCAAGCGGCCTAAGCTCAAGATCATTGAGGCTACGCACACGGCGGATTTGGCCGTAAATTTCGGGCGTAAGGTTCGTGACTTGTTGGATACGGACGCTTACAAGGATGTATTTCCCGGTACGGAGTTGAAGGCTGATTCTAGGAGTGCGGGAAAGTGGTTAACGTCGCAGGGGGGTGAGTATTAC